CTAAAAAATTAATGAATGAACTTCAAGATTTAGCATTTCAAAGATTAATGCTTGAAGAACAAAAAATACAGAGAAGATTCCAAGAAGATTTATTTACTAAAGGAATGACTGAAGCTGGAATTAATGACAAATCTAATATCCCATATAATAATATATTAAAGGAACTTAACTAATGGCATATGCACTTACAAGAACCACAGGTGACGGAAGCAACCCCACCTTTACTATAGGATTTACTTATAGAGCACAAGCAGATGTAAAGGTTTATGTAGCGGGAGTTTTACAAACCATAACTACTCACTATACTTTTCCTTCTGCAAGTCAAATTACTTTTGGGACTCCACCTGCTAATGGTGCTTCCGTAGTTATAAGAAGAAATACAAACCAAACAGCCCGATTAGTAGACTATGCGGCAGGCTCTGTACTAAAAGAAGCCGACCTTGATACCGACAGCACTCAGGCATTTAATATGTCTCAAGAAGCTATAGATACAGCTGGTGAAGCTATTAATATAAACGATAGTACAAACCAATGGGATGCCACCTCATTAAGAGTAACGAATGTAGCTAATCCAACATCTGACCAAGATGCAGCTACAAAACATTATTTAGAAAATACTTGGTTAAGCAGTACGGATAAAACAGCAATAACTACAGTTAATAGTAATTTAACAGCTATTAATGCAGTTAATAATAATCAATCAGATATTGATACTGCCGCAGCCAACATTACTGCTATTCAAAATGCTAGTACCAATGCTACTAAAGCACAAAACTATGCTACAGAAACTGATTCTACAGTAACTGGAACTACAGATGACTCTGCAAAATCTTGGGCAGTTGGGGGCAATGAGTCCGATTACAACATGAGAAGTGCAGGTAAAGGTTCTGCTAAAGAATGGGCTACTTATACTACAGGTACAGCAAATGGTACAGAGTATTCATCTAAAGAATATGCTGTAGGAGCACAACGTAGAGGACAAGCTGATGGAGGTTCTGCAAAAGATTGGGCTACATATACAGGGGGCACAGTAGATAATTCAGGTTACTCAGCAAAGTATTGGGCACAACAAGCGGCCACTTCAAAGACTGAGTTCTCAAATATTTATCAAGGGGCTTTAAGTTCAGACCCTTCAGGTGGAAGTGTTACTGAAGGAGACTTGTACTTTAATACAACCACAAACAGACTTAAATTTTATGATGGCTCAAGTTGGGCAAACATAGAAGCTACAGACACAAGTAGTTTTGCAACTAAAGGTGTGGCTATAGCAATGGCAATAGCATTATAAAGGAATAAATATGGCACAAAATTTTAGAAGATACAAAATGAGAGATGTGGGAACTTCTGCTCAAGATGCTCCAGACGGAGTTGACTTTAGCACTTACGATACAATAGTAGGTATTCATTGTGCAAACAGGGCAACAAATGCAATTAAAGTAGATGTGTTTATAACTGATTACAATGATGATGCAGATGATGACCCAAGTAACAATGCAGCCAATACATATTACCTAGTTAAAGATGCTCCAATACCTTCAGGGGGTGCATTACAAATACTTGATGGGGGTGCAAAACTTGTTGTTGAAGACGGTGATAGACTTTGGGTTAAATCAGATACAAATAATTCATTAGATGCCTGGGTTTCAACAGTAAAAGATATTAGTACATAAGGAGATTTATTATGGGATATGTGGGTAACCAATCTACAAATTCGTATTCCTCTATGTCTAAACAAGATTTAACGGGTGTAACAGGAAGCCCCGTTAAAAGAGGATTTACATTAAGCCATGCTGTAGCTAATGCAAATGAGATTGCAGTTTATGTTAATAATGTAAGGCAAGAGCCAACGGATGCTTATACTGTAAATGGTACTGGTTTAACCATGACAGGCGATGTTGAAACTACAGATGATTTTTATGTTACTTTTTTAGGTAAAGCATTACAAACAATAGTTCCACCTGACGGTAGTGTTTCAACTGCAAAGTTAGCTAATAGTGCTGTAACAAGTGCGAAATTAGCAAGTGGTATAACTAAAAATGCAATAATAGATTCTTATACTCCATCCTCATTAACTGGATTATCTTCAGGTCAAACAGTAACATTAACTGGTAATTACATGGATTCTGGTGCTACAGTTAAACTCCGTAAGGTTTCTGATAGTTCAGACGTTAGCACAACATATACACACTCAAACGACCAAAGCACAACTATTGCTACAACTGGTACATTTGCGGCGGTAACAACACCTTATAAAATTGTATTTCAAAATCCAAATGGAAATGAATTTATACATGGAACAAACATTGATATAGGTGCTCCTGACATAGTTCTATACAATAGTGATGACCATGGTGGTAGTGGAGATGTGAGTTCTGTAACTGGTGGTTGGACAGCAAGTAGTTACAATCACAACTCAAGTGGTCAAGCAGATTATGATGCTGATAGAATGAGAACAAGAATTAGTGGTACTGGTTCAACTGGCTATGGTGTTGGCTATGCTTTAAGAAGCACTAATAAGGTTGCTATACCAACTGGTTATAATAGATTGGATATAATTTACAGGTCTGTTACTGGCTACAATCGTTTTTATCTTTCAAAAACTTCATTACAAATGGGTCAAAATTCTCCAGATAGTGGTGGTTATACTGCTGGATTGACTTCAAATAATCCAAGTCAAGGAACATTAACAATTACATTATCTAATTCAGTAGCAGATGGTACAGAGTATTATTTTTACTTTGCTGCATATGGTGGGCAAAATGCTAATCTAGATGCAGAAATAACCAAAGTAAGAGTTTATGCAGTTTAGGAGATTGGAATGGCATTAAGTAAAATTAAATCGGCTTCAATAGATTCAGTAGGAACTATAGTATCTTCTAACTTTCCAAGTGGTTCTATTATTAAAACTGAAACTAAAATAATATCTGCATTTGGGGATACTTCAGTTGCTAGTACAAGTAGTTATAATGATATTACTGGAACTGAACACAGTTTCACGAGAACTTATTCAAATAGTAAGATATTGTCATTATGGAACTTGAAAATTACTTCAGGACTTAACATTTATCTTCAGCTAAACAGAAAAATAGGCAGTGGCTCTTATGCAGTTGTAAATTTAGGTGCTACTGGAACTCAAGGTGGAAGAACTTCTGCAAAACAAATGTGGGGTTCTATATACAATACTACATCTGTAAATGCTATGGGCTATGGTATTCATGCACAACAATACACTTTTCTTGATGAAAGTGGAGAAGGATTGACTGACACTACAGATGCTATTTCTTACAAAATTACTATGTCTGGCTCTGCAACAAGTAATTATTTAAGTCTTAATATTGATGGATACAATAGTGCAACAAATTATAATAAAACAGTAGAGTCTTCAGTAACCTTTATGGAAATAAAGGCTTAGTTTAGAGGTAAATTATGACAACAGTTAATAATATAATAGAAGAAATGAATGTAAAAAAATGGAACGATACTGATGCTTTAGGTCAACTTAGATTAGTAAGAAATGTTTTATTAAGTGAAACTGATTATTTTGCTTTATCAGATGTAACAATAAGTGATGCTTGGAAAAAATATCGTCAAGAGTTAAGAGATATAACCAAAACATTTAAGTCAATGAGTGATAAAGACTTTAAGTTTCCAACAAAACCAACGGAGTAAACTATGCCCTATTTAGGTAACAAACCCTTAGTGGGGGAGTTTATAAAATTAGACACTATAACCACAAGTGCCACAACAACTTTTGCCTTACAAAGAAATAGTGCCGCTTTCTTTCCGGGGACAACGAATCAATTAATTGTTTCGGTTAATGGAGTTACACAAGCCCCAGGAGATGCCTATTCAGTTAATGGGTCTAATATTGTATTCACAGAAACATTATCTTCAAGTGATGTTATAGATTACATTTTATGTTTAGGTGAAATTGGAGACTCTGTAACACCTACAGATGGTACAGTTACAGCTTCAAAAATGAGTGAAACATTATATAGAGACCCTTTAAGAATTAATGCTTCTACAATTTCTAATAATATAACAATAGCTTCAGGAGAACGTGCAATGGTTGCAGGAGATATCACAATAAATAATGGGAAAACCCTTACGGTTAATGGTGTTCTTACGGTGGTTTAAATGAGTAAAATATATGTAGATACAATAGAGCCAAAGACAAGTGGTGGTAATATTAGCATTACCAA